CCACGTGACATACACCAGCCGGCCAGCGTCATTGGTAATCAACTTTCGGCCGGGATACCGAGTCACCGAAAGACCGCCGTCGAAAGCGACAATACGGTCATAGACCGCGAGCGTATCCGGATCATATTCCAGAAGAACCGACGATGCAGACGCCGGCCCTGATCCGAGCGTTGAGACAAACAGTCGTCCCTCCGCTGGGATCGTCGCGACGCCCATCGGATGCGCTGCGCTGCTGTCTTCGTGCAGTGATGCTGCGCTGGCCAGAATAGAGCCATCGTGGCTGACCTTGTGAATGTAGCCCAGTTCACCGCCCGAATTGCGCGAGTACACCACGTAGATGCCCGTCGAATCGACGCGCATGGCGGCGGTTTTTGAACTGTGTTTGCCCGCTGTGAACGACGGGGAAAAGCTGATCACCCACGCCGACGCACCCTGAACGATCTTCCTGAGCTTCAGCGTTGACGCAAGGCCTTCGGTGTAGATCACGTAGACCGGATCGTTGCAGAAGTTTCCGCAGATTTTCAGATTGCCGTTGTCATCGATCAGGAACTTCCCGTCCGCAGCGCCGCTACAGCCGATTTCGGCCTCGCCGTTGGCACCCATCCATCGCGCAAGCCGGTCGAGCCATCGAGGACGATGGAGCGATGCTGATGGCATCACAAAGCGTGGGCATGTCAGCGAGGTCATGGGCATGCCTCCACGCCGATCGTCTCATTCGCGCTGTGTAGCACCAACTGCACAGAACTGATTTGCCATGAGTAGTAAGCCAATCCGTTTTTTCCATCACCAGAAACCATCACACCCTTGGCCGGGCGCTGCTGTTCAGGCGTCGCCAGCGCGGCGAGCGTTTGGTCGTCCTCGTCTTTGACGGTGTAGGTAAAGCTGCACTGCGTTGTTTTGTTGCCAGCCGATCCGCCATCATTCGTTAGCTTCACGCGGAACACCTCGCCGAGCCTGCGCGGCCCCGTGAAGAACCAGAACTCGTTGCCTTCGTCGTCGATCATCAGTTGCGGAAAGACATAGAACTGAATGTCGGGCGACAATCCCTGGTAGAGGCCGACCATGCGATGCACGTCGAACAATTCAGCCTTGTTGCCAACTTCGTCGTCCCACGTCAGGCCGCCGGGTTTGTCGATCCAGCCACCCATGCTGCCGTCCCATATCTGCTCAACCCCATCGTAAAACCCATCGCTCGTTCCTACAGCCGTGATCTTGGCGACGCGCGTGTAATTAGCCTGCGGAAATGGCACGAAAACCGAAACAGTGCCATCGCCGGGGTTATTCGCCCTTGCCGCACCCGCCCCGCGAACCGTGCGCAGCGCGCCGCCGACGTTCTGGTTCAACCAGTCGGCGTCGATGATGTCGCCCGGACTCAAAGGCTTGAACGGCTCGATCAACTGATTACCCTCGAATATCCAGCATGAAAAGAATCTGACTGATTTCGCCAATGACCGCCGTGCCGGTCGCGGCGTCGGTGATGGCGATGGTCACGCGCACATCCAGCCAGTCGCCCGCCACCAGCGATGCATCGGTGATCGTGAAATCCACATTCGCCTTGGTCAGTGAGTTCATGGTTGTCGCGGCCGTCGTACATAGATCGGCCCCAACAGCGCCGTCGCCATCGGCCTCGTAGCACTGAACGTCCACGGTAGCGGTCCCGTCTGAAATAGTCGTAATCATGCCGGCGCGAACGCGAAGAACCACTGTCTCGTTGTCGTCGTACTCCGGTGGCATCTGGAACAGGAAACGTCCGTACTGCGTGACCGTCGTTGCCTTACCGTCCGAGCTTTGCACCGTCGGCGCATCCGTGCCGAACGTGCCGGTGATCAGGCCCAGATCGTCGGAGGTCGCGGCTGACGGCAGAAACGACGTGATGGCGTCGTGGACGCGCAGCGTGGTCAACGGCACGACATAAGGCTGGCTGGTGTCTTGCGCCAGTTTCGACCGCGCAATTACCGCGTCCGCCTTGATGTTAGCGTTGGTGACGGAAGCGGTCGCCATGTTCAAGGAACCGGTAACCGTCAATTCTCCCTTGACCAGCAGTGCATCGTTGATAACCGACATGATTCAATCTCCTAGTAAGGCGGGATCGTAAACGTGATTGCGTCGTGCATGAGAAACCGATGAAACGTCGTCGAGTTCTTCTGCTGATGCTGCTCGTACCAGCCTTCTCGGCGATAGCCGTACCCGTAGGTGCCGCGATAGACGAGCGACCCGTCCACGACAAACCCGCGCACTCGTGGGGCGAAAAACACCAGCGTATAGGCCGCGAACGTCGTTCCGCCGATGCCAAAGGCGTTGTCGTTGACATGATCCACCATGTCCTGCACCGGAATGGTCAACACCGTGGTCGTCACCTCGAACGGAATGATCAGTCGCCAGTACAGAATGTCGCGCGCCCACTGCGACGTGGACTGGCTTTCAAGGTCTATGCTGTTTGGCGCAACCGCGTTGTTCAGCGTGCCGCTCGTCAGCGCGCCATTCCACATCAGTTGCATGTAGGCAGGGGCGATGTCGATAAGTAGCTGCGATTCGCTGGTGTTCACGCTGCTGGCGCGCCTGCGATATCGCTCACGATGAATGCGATGGCCAGCGTCGAGTTTCTTGATTTCCACTGTCTGGATCGGAAGCACTTGCCCGCCAGCACCCAACACGGACAAGGCGACAGCCCCGGAGTTGGCGATCATCGCTTCGACGGTTTCGGCCCCGGATTTGCTGTAATGCGTGCGCGTCAACGACTCGAACGAATCGTCTTGATACGACCGAGTGTAGACCGTGCCGCTGGCGAGATTGTTCAAGTCCTGATAATCAGCCACCTGCCGCCCTCATGTAAACGCCGTATTCGCGTATGTGGTTGATGTCGGCCCCGATGTCTTCTAGCAAGCGGTGAACGTCCTTCAAGGTCTTGGCGAAGTCGTCGCCCATGCCGCCTTGCTGCTGTGATTCCTGCTGTGCCTGCGCCGGTTGCGGTTGCTGCGCCGCCGCCTGTTCGCTTTGAAACTCGTCGAAGTTCTGCCGGCGCTGGCCCTGCTGTTCACGCTGAAACTGAACGTCCTGGTACTGCTTCTGATTCGCGCGATGGTCTACATCGCTTTGCTCGTCGTCGGTAAGTTCCTCGTCCTTGGCCTGCTTGGTTCGCCCGCGCTGGAACGCCAGTTCGTCACCGCGCTTGCCCGTAGTCGGCGTGTACGCGGGCTTGGCTGGCCCTGGTGATGGTTCCTGCTTTGGCTCAACGCGCTCCGTGTGCGACGGATCGTCAGTGCCCACCGCATCCATGCGCTGCGACGACGTGGCCTGTGACGCGTCTTCGGCAAGGCGTTCAAATTCAGGCGGCTTGCCATGTGCCGCTTTTTCGTCGGCAATAGGCTCTTGGTGCTGTTGTTTCAGCGACGTTTTAGGCTTGGCCTGTTCACGTCGTTCGTCAGCGATGAACTCCTGACGCCCACTGCTTATTGAGTCGTCTTCCCGCTGCTGACGCTGTGCCGGTGCGTTCGCAGGCGGCTGTGCTGCCGCTGGTGGCGTCGTAGCGGGATTCCCGGCGGAAACCGGCTTCCCGGTGGGCTTGCTTGCCGGCGTGGACACAGGCGGCTCTACGCCGTCCCTGAGCGTGCCGTTGTCGTTCACCTGATCGACAGGGCCGACGAAACGCTGCCTTGCTGGCGCGCCTGGGGCGCGCTCTTCCGGTTCATCGTCGGGCGCTGGCGCTGCACTGGCTGGCGGATCGACAGGGGGCTTGTTGCCAGAACCCATCCGAAATGTGTACGACTCATCGCCGTCGGGAAAGAACCCGCTGGGCTGGTTGAGAATGTCCGAGGCGGCTTTGTTGATGTCCGCTTCGGCTGGCGGCGGGTCGTCATTTGACTGCCGGCCACGCTCGTACTCGGCCATCACACGCGCGTCGCGGGCAAGTGATGAGTCGGGGGCAAGTGATGGCAGATCGTTCTTGTCATGCAGGTCCGCACCATCGCCTTGCACCGATGGAATTTCATCGGCTCGGCTTGGAAAGCTGGGACGACCCTGCTTGTCCTTCTCGTATTCTTCGTGCGGTAGAAATTTGTCTGCCATGTTTCATGTTTTCTTACGCGACTGCGAGACTACCGCGAAACTGTCGGCGAACCGTCACCGATCCGCCCGATGTGTACTGATTGCTGATCGTGATGCCGTGGTTGATGACGTTGCCGGAAAACGCAGGCCCGCCAGAGTTAACCACCGTCATTGTGCCTTCGGGCGGCGCAGTCGTCGTGACGGTATCGAACTCCACATAAGTCGATGTGGTTGTATTTCCCGACATCAGGAAGAAAACCTGAACCGGGACAGGACCGCCAACCGCCTTGGGTACGCCGATCCGCATGTGGCGCACCCGGCACGTCACCGGCGCAGCATCGGTGATAACAACCGTCCCAAGCGTTGACAACGTGATCGTGAGAGTACCGCCGACGTACAGGTGGCTCGTCGCACCAGTAGCCCAGCCACGCACGTTGCCGAAGATGTCGCCCAGCCGTGGTTGCCATTGCTGGGCAGTATCCGCCGCAGAGCCGGTTGTCCCGGTGACGTTGACCAAGCCCCATGATCGGCTGATCGTAAAGTCCGCCTGCTTGAACAGCGGATCGACGGCAAATTGAAAGATCGAGACTTGCGCCAGACCAAGTGCCGCACAATTCGCCTGCAAGCCGGAAATGTCCACCTGCGCCAAACCAGCACAATACTCCGTCGCGGTCATCGCCAACGCAGCGGTTGTGTTGGTCAGCGGCCAGTCGGTTTCGATCTGCACGTCGGTAAACAGCGTGCCGTCGTCGCCCGGTGCGGTGAATGTCGCGGTCTGTGACTTGGAAAATGCCATTGCGAATATCCTTCGTTATGCCGCTTGACGCGGGATGCTTTCACTACCCGGAAGGTTCTTCATGCCGTTGTATGGGTGCGGACGCGGAATCCCACTGTCAACGCCACATCGACGCGCCAGTTCTTCACGAAACTGGAAGTAGTACGCCAGCCCCTTCTGCGCCCAGTTGTTTCCGTTGTCCTGTCCATACACCATCGCGGCGGCAGCGCCAGTCCATAGCGGGGCGCGCAGGTGACGCGACGGGATGTTCAACTCCACATCCGATGTCTGACCCGGTGTCCAATCGACAAACGCAGGTCGCCACGACAATGTCATCGCATACGCCTGATCGCACAGCGGCCACCAGTGCCATAGGTCGTCAGCCTCGGGCGCGATGAACTGCGGCTGTCCAGTCTGCACCGGGTAGGCTTCATGCCGTCGGCGCAGGAAATGAAAGTCAACCCGCTTGACCCGCGTATAGCCGATCCGGCAGTGATCCACCGCCAATGCCAGCAGGTCGCCCAGCCCGGTCTGCTCGGCAAGGTTCGCCTTGCTCGATCCAGACGGCAGCGATGCTTCGCGTGTTTCGTGGATACAGCCGGTGTACTCCACCAGATCATTGCACGCCATTTGGATTGCGCGGTCGATAAGGTCGTCGGTAAAGGTTGCGTCATTTACCCAAAGTGACGAAGTTTTCACGAGTTTACGTGCTTGTGTTAACAGCATGTTTACGACACCAGAATAAGTCGCACGTCAATATCGCCAACTGTGTCTGCAACGTTTCGAGCGCACGTGATCTTGTCAATCACATCCAGCGTGCTTAAAGCGCCGTTGGTATGGACTATGTTTAGAATGTCGTCAGCACACAACTCAAAAGGCTGGTTGGCTGGAATCAGAAACGAACTGTAGAGCGGGGTTCCAGCGCTGTCCTCGATCAACTCAAGGATCGCCGCGCCGTTGGTCTCAAACAGAAGGTAGTCGAAGTCGGTGACGGCTGACGTAGTGGCGTCCCACAACGTCGTCTTGACGTAGTTGTCAGCAATCGTCACGCGGGCTTCGTGGATATCGTCACCCGCACACGTCACCAGCAGCGGGCTATCGCCATCCCTGAACGACGAACGCGCAATAACCTTGCCATCGTCGTCCAACACTTCCACTACCGGCGATCTGCGAACATAAAAAGTCATGTGATGAATCCTTAAGCTCTTGCAATGGCCACATCAGCCGACGGGTCATACCAGCCGCGATAGCCCCGTTTTCGACCACGACTCAATACGCCGCCTTCCATCTGCCCCAAATTGCCCTGCGCCATCGCGTCGGCTAGTTTCAAGCGGCGGAGCATTGACGACTGTTCGATCGGTTCAACCGCTTCGGAGAATGTCATGGCGGGACTTGCGGCGGAACGTGCAAAGGCACGCACCAATTCAACCAGCAGCATTTCCATCTTGGCAGGCACGTTGGCCACCTGTTGAGGAAGCAGTAGCGTCGTCCATGTGTTGCGCCCGTTCACGACAATCTGATCGCCCGCCGAAGCGGCCGGGAACAACGCAAGCCGTGGCCCACGCGGCGGACTCTGACTGTCAGGCTGATCGGGGTATTCCAGTGCGGTCCAGAACGATGTGCCGACGCTGGTAGCGCTCGACGCACGAAACCCCGCGATGATCTCACTGGTGGTCAGGAACACGTCGCGCCCGGAGTTGTTCGCTGCCTGAACGCTGATGATGTGATCCAAGTCGCCGGGAAGGTCGGCGTAGGTCTGTCCTGCGCCAAGCGTGATCGTGACGCTCGGGCGCTTGCGCCACTGCCACTCGTGCATGTCGAACAGGTATTGACCCGCCTGATTGCACAGCGTCGCGTCGTCCCAGCGCGCATCGTGATCCTCGCCGAGAATCGACGTGAAGGCGTCAACAAGATGCATCAGCGTTAGGCTCATAAGTCAATCTCACGGAATGTTCGCAAGGCGGCCCACAGCGGCGCTGGTGTGGCGATACGCGACGTTCGCGCCAGCGCCGGTACCAAGGTCAAAGCCAATTTCGATCTTCTTAAAGCCCATCGTGATGACACGAACCAGTGCCGGATGGTTGGCGGCGGTAGCGCTCTTAATCATGACCAGGTTGTCGTCGAAGGTCGTGCCGACTTCCGCAACGGTATCGACCAGCAACTCCGTCGTTGCACCGATGGCCGATCCCGCTACACCGTCCATCGTGCAGAGCGTGCAGGTGATCTGGCCAACCAGATACGGAACCCACAGCGGGGTATCGTTGTCAAGAAGCTGAACCTCGTCCCACAAGGCGATCTGGGCAACGAAGGTTTCATCGTTGGCATCGGTGCCGAAGAACAGCAGGTCGGTCGTCGTACCCGAACACGGAACGACGACCTTGTTGGTGGTGGGCGCAGAGGAACTGTCGATGGTGACGGGTTCGGTTGCGGTCACGTCCAGCGCCGGGACCGCAGAGGTCATCGTGCTGTACGTGGTCAGGCCGCGAACCCAGCCGCCTCGCATGTAATCGCTTTGGTTCATAACGTGACTCCTTCAGTGTGTGGCGTCACGCACGACTATGATATTCGATAAGTGACCCATGTATTCGCCGCAGTACGACGCGATCGGAACATGCCAGCGCTGCCAGTGATGCCACCGGTAGACACATGCCCGGACTGAACGATGGGATTGCCAACGAGCGTGTGACCAGACGCAGTAGTCAGCGTTCCCGTGTCAGCCGCAGCCGCCGAGAGGTTCATGATCGACCAGTCGATGGACTGACCAACGGCAAAGCTGGCGGGCATACCCGTGTCCATTGCCGTACCGGTATCAACCGTCAGGGCAACCGTAGCGCCGACGGTGTGCGTCAGGGTCACGATGCCGGTCAGGATGTCGGCGATCGTAATGGTGGCCACGCCGGTTTCAGCGGTGGGCGTACCCTGAACCTGATGGACTACGCCGTCACGGATGACAGCGCCGTCAACCGCCACGCCTGACCCTGCCGTTGCCTCGGCAAGTGTGCTTGCGGCGATCGTGGGTGACGCAAACCACGTTGCGTTGCCTTCGAGCCAGTCTTTGATGAGTGCTAATGTTCCTGCGGGTGATGGCATGTCAATTCCTTTCGTATGGGTGTGATTACTTCTGACGCCGACCCAGTCGCGTAACACGTCGTTCTGGTTTCTTCTCGTCAGCCGCATTAGACGCGGCCACGGGTTTTACAGTTGGCTTGGGATCAGGCTCCACCGCTTGGAGTTCAACCTGCTGGACAACCTTCGGCTCGTCAACGACAAGTGCCTCGTTGCTGATGGCGATTTCTTCGCCGTTGTGCAGCACGTAACACGTCTTGCCCGATGCGGGTCGCAGGTACTCAACATGCCCAAGCGTCTTGTGAAGCATCGTGATCCTTATCAGTCAAGGCCGTTCGGCCCGGTTAAGGGACGAACGGGGTAAGTCGTTGTGACTAGCGAGCCTGTTTGACGTAAATCCAGTCAACCAGCATCTGCTTGGCAGCAGCGGCGTTGTTCTGGATGCTGAACGTCGGGGTGATGGCGTCGTCGATCGGGACGTTGGCGGTCGTTTCCGAACGCTTAACGCCGTTGACGTAGTGCTTGACCCGAAGATCGGTCGCCGACTTGGCGATGACCTCGAACGACAGGATGAGCGGAGTGTCGTCCACGTAGTCGATGGTCGTATCGGTCACGGTGTAGGCCGCCGTGGTGGTCCAGTCGGTCATGGCGTTGCCAGTGAACGAATGGATCGACGCACCGCCAGCGTTGAGCAGGCCCGGCGTGGACGCCTCGTACGAACCGAAGCCGATGGCCTCGGTCACGCCAGCCAGAACCGTTGTGTCGGTCGTGGCCAGGCCCATGAACCAGTCAATGGAGGTCAGCGGCGCTGCCGCAGCCGTAAATTTCAGGCGTGCGGCAAACACCAGTGGCTTGCCAACCTGAATCTTGTAGCCTTCGCCGTTGAGTTGGAACTCGTACTTGTCGTTGTCGCCGGTGTCGGTGGTGACGTGCAGCCAGCCACCGGGTTCATCGTCGGCAATGGTGATCGTGCCATCGTTGGTTTCCGTCACCAACCACTCGCCAACGTCAGCCGTCTTGTCAATCTTCGTGCCGCCACCGCCCGTAGGGGTATAGCCGCCGAGAAGCCAGTCCTCGAAGTACACCACGTCAGGGTTCAGCGGGCTGCCTTGAAGTCGTGCCGGATGTGAAAACGGGTCGAATCCCATGTCAATGCTCCTGTTGAGTTAAACCATTTCTGATCTACGACGCTGAATTACACATCAGCGAAGTGCCACGATCACGCGGCCGAGAGAAATCCGTGGCGACGGCGAGATCGGTTAAAGATTTGCAACCAATTGTCAAACCAAACGACTCTGGTGTCGGGTTTCTCGGCCCAGTCCATCGGCTTGCTCTTGTCCATCCACTTGTCCGTGTGGCAGATGAGCTTGATGAAGTCACCGTGAAGGAACACGAAGCCGGGCTGGCCAGCAGTGAACGTGCTCTGGTCGTCGAAGCCTTCGCAGGCTTTCACGCGGATGCCCAGGAACGACGCATCGCCATACGCGGGGTCTTGAGCACCAGCGCGGGTGATGTCGTTGTTGGCGCGAACGGCCTTCATGTAGTCCCGGCGACCTTCGCGGTTCGTCAAGACCACGACCTGTTTGAAGTCCGAGTCGGTGAAGTCTTTGGGATCGCCCGACGCCTGCTCAGGACGTTTGAACCGAACAAGCTGGCTCATGGCGTCGAAGCCCGCGATGATGCCGGTGTCCTGATCCATCGGTGTAGCGAATGTGTAGGTCGCGGCCTGATTGCGCCAGTTGCTTTCCGTGGTCGGGTTGATGCCCTGAACCGTGGTGTAGCCAGGGGGGGCAAGTCCGTCGCTGGTGATGGTCGAGAAGATGCTGTGCGGTTCCTGCCCGCCGTCAGCTTCCATCTGGTCGTTGGAAGCCGCAGCCACGAACAAGCGCTCCATCTTCGTGTACAGGTTCGAGTAGGCCGCCTGGTACTTGATGTCTCGCAGTTTCTTGAACTGATGGAACCGTGAGTCACGGGTGATGCTCGAATCTCCGCCGTTCTTCATGATCTCATGTTCATTCCACTCCACGTAGCTGCGAACCTGTCGCCACGGCACCGTGATGGTGGATGTGAACTGCTGGTTGACGATCGTTCCGGTTTCGCCGGGCAGATAGGTCTGTGCCGCGTCACCATCAGAGAAGATCACCACGTCGTTGATGGACGTGCCGCCTTTGACTTCCTTCTTGGAACGGCTCAGGAAGTCGTACGCTTCGTAGTTGCGAAGTGATGCGTCGTTGACGACCATGTCGGACGAAAACGGGTGCGACGGGCCGGTGGTGTTGAAAAAGTCCTCGAATGCGCTTAGTGCTACTCCAGCCATTGCTGGTTACTCCATAGGGGGTTAGGCTCGATCAGCTTGCGCGTTTCCCGTAATGTCTTTCGTCAATTTTCAGGAAGTTGGCACGTTCGCGCTGTTCGCGGGTGAGTTGTTCCGCACCGGACTTTCCGGCCGGTCTTGGATTGCTCACGCCGTTCTTGCGCATCTTGCTGCGGTCGAGCATTTGGTTCTTTATGTCTTGGTGGGTCGTATTGGAAAACTCCCACCGCGCCGCTTCTTCAAACGCCTGCGCGATGGTCTTGTACTGTCCGGTTGAGACAAGGATGTTGTAGCGATCCACAACTTTGCCAAACGCTGCGTCATCGGCAAGATGCTGATACTTGTCGGTCATGCGGGTACGAAGGGTGTCGATTTGCGCACTGACCAGATCGGCCTTGACGTAGCCCATTTCCTGCTGGTGACGCTGCTCCAATTCCGCCAACGCCTTCTGGAACTGCCCGGTGGCCTGATCCAGCGTGGCCTGCGCGACCTTGGTGGCGATGATGCCCAGCGGCTCCTTGAGGTCGGCGAATTGGCCGTCCTGCTCCATGTCGAAGGCTTCCACATCGAGCACTTCGCCGATCGCGGCCATGAGCGAATCACTCAATGCCGTGGCAACTGGTGGTGCAGCCGCCTTTTCAGGGGCTTCTTCTTCGTCGCCCGGCTCGCCTTGGCGGACCTTGTTGCCGTAACTGTCGCCGTCGCGCTGCTGCTTTGCCAGTTTCAGGCCCGCTTGGACAAACCAGTGCGGATCGTCCTGAAACTGCTTGGTCATCCGGTCCTGATCCATCAGGCCGGATCGGATATGGGCAGCCAGCGCCACATCGAAGAACTTGTCGGGCTTGATGCCCAGCGCTTCGACTGCCTTGGCGACCTTGGGGTCAGCCAGCACATCGTCGGGGTCGGGTTCACCCGCGTTGCCTTGGGTATCCGGGTTGGCGCTTTTGTCGCTTCCGGCCTCGGCTTCATCGGTGTCCGCCTTGTCAACTTCGCTGTCAGACGCAATGTCGGCGTCCACATCGTCATCGCCATCGCGTTGTGAACCCCCGCTGCCCAGACCGTGCTTCGCTTCGAGTTTAGCGAAATCATCGAGCGACATATCGTCGCGGTTAGCACTGTCGGTCGCGGCAGGCTCCTGCGTGGCGGTTGCCGTTGCGGCGTCCGTGGTTTTCAGTTGTTCTATGTTCTCTGCCATGTTCAATGCTCCTTTGTAGGGGTTATCCCGCAGGGGAATCCCGCAAGTTGCTCACTTGTAATCGCTGTCCGAATAGTCTTTGGTGTAGCCGTGACGTGCGCAGATATCGCGCTCGTGCTGATGGTCTTTGATGATGGATTTGCCGTAGTGGCGACCGGGTGTCGTCACGGTTTCGCAGCCCGCAGCGTATTGCGGAAGGCTGTTACTGGCATAAGGGTAGCCGCGACAGTGATGTGCGATCTGCGCGGAAATCTGCGGCGCGCCGGGGGTTTTTAAGCCTTTCCAGCCTTCGCCGCGATCCAGTCGCGCTTCTTTTTCTGCGATCGTATCAGCCACGAAATACCAGTTACGGTTTTTCGGCGATACGCCGAGACGCAAGAAATGCGTGCCCGCAAGACGCGGGTCTTCACTACATTATTGCAGCATTGACTTCAATTTGCAAGCAGTCTTTATCCGATCAAGGTTTTCTATCACGCCTGATCCGCCCATCGGGTTGCCATCGCGGTCCAGACGCCTGAAATCCAAGTTGCCCAAACCCTCGACGCGCAGCCTGCACTGGCCATGCCCGGACTCGATGACGGTGACTTTGATGCGTGCGCCGAGCATGACGCTGTACCCGCGCCGAAGCGTGATGGTGGGTGATGCTATGGCTTGTCTCCCTGCTTGTCGTAGTCGGTGTGGTGGATGCAGGAAAAATACCCCGGCGTGGCCAATCCACATGTCCACATCTGCCAATCGGGGGGCCGTAGTATGGCCATTAAACCGCGTCCACTGTGCCTCGAATCAGGAAGCACCGCCAAAAAACCGCATCGCCCCATCGGCGGCACTTTTCTAGGCTTCCAATTCCCGAACGTCCTGCATCGGGGTAGGTCTTTGGGGTCAGGCATCAGATGGTCTCCGCACGGGATCAATCCGGTGGATTCGCAATGCGCCGTCCGCATGATCTATGAATACACGAAGCTCGCCGATACGTCTACCACCGCGATACACCAGAACCATCAGCACGGTTTCTGACATTTTGTGCCATCGTGCGCCTCTGGTTACGAATCACACTGTTGGCCACCGCCAGCTTCTTCGCTAATACGTCGTTCGCCTCGTCGTGGTCGTCCAGTGCCTTTCTGAATCCTTGAAGTTGGGAACACCACGCACATGCACTCGGCACCGCGTTGTCCGCACAAGCCGCATGATGGCCGCAGGGTAAGTGTGAAGGACACCCCTTCATGACATCAGTGTTGCCGCTCATGAGTTCTTCGTGCAGCTTGTGGCGTAACGCCTTCACTTTTTCCTTACACGATACAAGGCCGTCCAGGTGCCCTGTTCTGTACACGAGATCATTCACGCATGGCCCTCTATGCGCCATCGCAAAACCATCCAGTACAAACTCGGCCAGTGTCACTAACAATTCGTCTCTTGTATCCACAGAATCCTCCGCTAAATCTTTTCCACCTTCGGCATCGGCTCGTCCAGCGTATCGTCGTAATACTCGATCATGATGTCGTGGTGGCGCGAGCACAAAAATTGCACGCCGTCACGACGCTTGACCTTCCACGTCGCCTCCACGTCGCAATCCACCGTATCGCAGCACACGAATGAATTTGTATTCACCAGCTTTTTACGATTGGCCTTGTGCATCGCTCAGCCCCCGTTGATTCTTCGACGCATCGCGCGCGGCATCGACCGTGGATCATCACCGGCCGTCAGTATCTTGCTCTGCTGCTCCATCGCAAGGCGCTGCTGCTCATGCAGCCATGCCTCCGCGTTCTTCGCGCCATCACCGGCCAATACGTCGGGATACCGCTCGAACGCCTGATCAACGCTGTCCGCATCAATCGCAAACTGCACGCCGTTGACCTGCAACTTCTGGCCACGCGGGTCTTGCATAACCACCGTGCCCACGCCGATGAACCGCTGCCAGTCGTCTGGCAGGCCCACGCCCACGTCATACACACACTTTTCCTGAACGATCATTTCGCCCTGATGCCACGTCTCGATTTTGTACGTCGGTTTCACGATTGTCCTTTGCTGTGGTTGTCTCTCGATCATACAGCCACCGCCTGTCCATGCATGTTGCCGATCTGCTGTGCGTTCTGCATCGCGGGCTGGATCGCCGGGTTAGACTGCATCGGCTGCTGCTGCACGCCATTGAGCAAACCCTGGCCCGCCTTCAACTGCTGGACCACCGCCTGCTCAGCCGAGTACCGATCCTGACCCTGCTGTAACATCGCAAAGTCGAACATCTCGTCCGTAGACTTGATGTTGTACGGCTCAAATAGCCGCCGCACCCACTCACGCCAATGAACATACGGAATCTGCTGCATCAGCGGGGCGCTCTGCAACATCAGCCCGAACGCTTCGGACAAGTTGCGTTGCAACACGCCCTGATCCGTGTGCTCCATCGACGTTTCGTCAATCTCCAAACCAAGGTCAAAGAAGCTGAAATTCTGACGGTCTGGATACAACCCGCCCTCGAACTGGATGACATTCTTGCGCATCCCTTCCTGACCCAGCCGGTAAACCACGTCGTCGCCGTGGACCGCAACCCATGCCGCACCGCGATAAATACGCCGAACCGGATCACGAAAACCACGCTTCAAACCCGCCATTCGCGCCGTCGATCCCTTGTCCGCAATCGCTTCGCCCGTCGCCGTCGTGCCCTTCTGCACGTCACCCCGAACCGTATCGGACAACCCGCTGTTGCGATTCAACGTCTGACGCGCAATATCCGTGTAGGTCAACTGCTTGTCCGAATTGCCGCCAAGCTCGACTTCCTTGAACTTGTCCGGCTCATTGAGCAAGATCACTTCGCCGTTACGCACCGTCTTGATCCGTTCCTGATCGCCTGCGTCCTGACTAATACCAAACCGCTTACGCGATCCCGCATCCTCTGCCGCCTGAGCCGCATGGGCATTGACTTCCTCGGCCTGCTCGGCCACCGCAGCGATAGGACCAAGCGGATACGGTGAATTGGGAACCGGGTACGCGCCGAACATCACATACGGACCCCACGGCCCGCAATACGCCGGACGCGGCGCCCTGATCTCATAACTCCGCTTCGTGTCACCATCAGGCGTCGAACCATACGCCACAGTGTGAATCGAACCGTTGAAACCCGGCTCATCAGTCAGATTCAACTCCGGTATCCACAGGTCGATGCCCACCACCTCATCGCGTGTCGGGCCTCGATTCGCCCCGCTGTTCTTGCCGGTGTACTTGTCAAGATCGCTGTCAGATACCAACGCCTCAACCGCCTGGCGATCAAACTCCGGATCATCAGCCAAGTCGTCCTTGTCGCACACCCACACATGGCCCTGATAACGCGGACCATGAGCCAGCATCGGATCGCACTGCTTGGCCCGACGGTCCATCACAAATAACCGCTGGGGAATCCGAACCACCACCGGACGCTGCGGAACCAACTCCGCACCAAAATAGCCCGGCTGATCCTCCTGCGTCACCATCGCCACGCCATACGAAAACATGTAATCAATCGACAGCAGAATCAACGTGTGATTCAGTTCCACGTCACGCGCCCACCGGTTGAGCATCAACTCCAACCCCTGCGCAAAATCACCGTGCGTCGTCGTGCCCGTCTGATCCAACTGCAACGGATTGAACGATGTCACGTCCACCGTCGGACTGTCGTAAATCAAAGACGGCCCAATGATCGACACGTACTGGAACGCATGGTTCTCCACGACCTGCGAATCCTCCTCGTCGTCACGGCGATAGAACCGCCCGTGATATCGCGTGACGAGCTTGTCCACGGCCTCAAGGTGCTCGTCACGAAATTCTGTGTCGAGTCGGATATTGTCACGAAGGTTAGACGGCGTCGGCTTGAACATCAGTCGAAATCCTTGTTGTCAGAAACAATCAGCCCTTGGGTTCCCACGGCTGCGCACCATGGCGCTTGTGAATCCTGATCACACCCAATCCAAACGCATCGCCCACGTTGCGGCGCTCGACCTTGCGCTGAACGATGATCTCAAACGCTGGCCAGCCCGTCTGGTTCAACCGCTCTGATTCTCCGATAACCACCGCAGGATTCTTCCCCCACATCATCACATTCTGGAACAACTTGCGAAACGCCTCGTTGATCTCAAGCCGTACCGGGGTCGGGCGCGTCGGGTTCGCCGCAGTCGGCCAGTTCTGCGACACCGCAAGGTCCAGCGACCGTAACGTCCGCCCCATCGCTTCGGGATCGTGGTACGGATTGCCACGCTGCCACGCGGTGTAACTCCCGTCGTCGTGGATCACCGAACGCCAGTTCGTCGGCAACACGTCCGTCGCCTGAACCCGATCACCCTGACGGATCGTCCGGTCCTTGCCAGCCACCGATGTCACCACACATGACGGACGGTTAGCATCGGCGTCGTCACCGTAAAGATCGTCGTCGATGTCACGCTGCGCCACCACGATCTCCGGCTCGGTCGGCGCTTTTGCCTTCGCTCGCTTCGTCGTCTCCGGCTCAGTTGCGGTCTCTGTCTCAGACATATCGTCGTCTCCTAAAAGTGCCTACCTGCGCCGGTCAAGACTGAATACACTGGACTTCGGCGCAGGATGTAAAATTTTGTCGTGGTTGAGAATGTGGCCCAGCGTACCACGAGCGAACGGCTTGGGCTTCGGCTCAACCCACTGATCACGCTCGGCAGTGTGCAAAATAGCATAGACCAGTGTATCGCACTGATCGTCGTGTGTGCCGCCGGGAAAGCCGGTAAGCTCCGCCTCCAACTCCGGCAGCCATGACGCGCCGTGTGGAAACCACACATGGCCCTGCTCAACCAGTATCGACGCGCCATACGCACGGTTAACCTTGTCGCCGCCGTAATCCTTGGGCTTTAACCCCCTGATCAATAACCCGTCACGCTGCAATCGCTGAATGATCGCCTTCGATGCCGTCGTGTCCTCGAGCGCAACGCCAACCGGCTTCCACCTTGCAACCAGCCGGGTTATCGCGGCCTCCACCGTGGGCGCGTCCGCCTGGTCCCGCCACTGATCCACCAGCACCATGTCACGCGACTCCTTGAGCACGTCCCACACCTGCAATACCGTGAAGTCACTGCTGGCCTGCGTCGTCAACGCTGTGTCGCCCACGATCACCCGCCAGCAATCAGACGGCGATACCAGCCGCCCGCCATCGTCGCTTGCCAGCCGATAGCAGTTGTCCGGCCCCGGACGCCAATATCTGAACCACGACGGATTGAAAACATTGCCGCCGATCGGCTGGGGTAGCTGCTGATACTGCGCCTGCCAATGACGCGCCGCGCCCGGCGTAGACTTCTGATCGTCCACCCATGCACCGCCGAACCGCGAAGGGAATAGCAACTCGCCCCGCTCTGTACGTGGGTCCAGCGGGTACCGGTGTGGATGGTCCGGGTCAAACTCCATAGGCAACACCACATGACGCACCCCGCGCTCTATCAGCACGCCAGCCAAATCACCCATCGCCAGCCGCTGCATGATGACCACACGCGGGTCGTTCTGCGGATCGTTCAACCGGCTCGCCCAAACGTGGTCGTATCGGTGTTGGATTTCCCCCATGCGGTCCCTAACCTGCTCAGGTGTGCCGATCACCGACTCCGAAGCGTCGAGTGGATCGTCGATTACGAGGCATGACCCACGGTCACCAGTTATTCGAGCGTGGCTCGGTACAGCAAGCCGGACGCCGTGTTCGGTATTTGCGAAGTGGACCTTCTCGGCTTGATCGTCGCTGATGCTCCACATCGGCGTACCGTGCCGCTCGTGCGACTCTGTGACGCACCGCCCGTATCGGTCGCTCGTGATGATATCGCGTGCCCTGCGTGAATCGCGGACGCACAGCCGCTCGCTATTGCTTATGTGCAGCCCGCGCAGGTGCGGACGCGCGAGCCACTGCCAACACGGCCACATCACCGAGACGATCACTGATTTTAGCGTGCC